CACGAAACCGCCGTCATCGGACTGGAGAAAATACTGGTATTCATCCTGAAACAGCATCAATTCAGGAACTTCAGTATCTTCCCAAAACGCCTGGCGCGCCTCTCGGTAGTTCGCGTATGTCGAACGGTTCAACCCCAGGCGCGACCCGATCAGGATAGGCGGTACTCCAAACGGCCCTAGTATCCTGCTTTCATTACGCTCGTCCAGGGCATCAAAACCCATCTCATTAAATGGCAATCCAATACGCTGGTATTCACCTCCCCGATCCAAAACGCCGATGTCCCAATTCTCTACCCCGCCATAGACCTCTTTCCAACGCTCACGGATACCAGCTACAATCGGGTCGGTCAGGGCTGTATCAAACTTGAGTAACCCGGTCAGCACCGCGCCCTTGTCGAAAAATACCTTCAAAAATCTGGAAATGGTATTGTCCACGTCAGCAGAGCGCGCCATAGGCGAGATTGGCGAGAAGCCGTAACCATCACCGTCATACGGATCCGCCGGGTTGGGCAGTTTGACGTGCATCACGTCTTGGGGCAGCAATGGATAACCATCCTGCGTCCCTGTGTTCTGCGGCACATAGACATAGCCCATGACGCTGCGCTTGCCTTTCGGGTTTGGGACGATAAACGTCCGCAGGGGATTGAGAGAATAAACCGCAGAAGGTACGCCGCGCTCCGCCCCCTTGCGGTCGCACCAGGAAATGGATTCTCCCGCCATGTTGAGCCAGATGGTTTGTAACATCTGGTACTCACGCCAGGACTGAGACGGATTGGGCCGGGCCGCCAGCTTTGCCAGGGGATGCTCGACGGGTAGCGATTCCGGTTCGTCTGGGTCGCCGCCATAGGCGCGCAACGGCGCGGCAATCGAGGCGCGCGCCTTATACATCAACGCCGAGTAAATCAGGGTATTGATCGACCAGCCTTCTTCGATGTAGCCTTCCAGGTCGATCATGCGCCATTGAGCCGCGCCAGATTGGTAATCCGGCCAGACCATAAAATGCGCGCCCTTATCGTCGCCTGGCTTGGGCTGGCGTTGCCAGGGATAGCCGTTGCGGAATACGTCAAGAGCGACGCGCATTCGGGTTCTCAGAGATACTTTGTCGGCCATAAGCCTCCGATCAGGCGAAGAAGACGCCTGCTATTACCACTGTATAGGCGTTTGCCATTGCGCTGATGCTATCCGGCAAATGCCCCGCCCCGTATACGTCATCGACTGAGGCGTAACGATGCTCGCCTTCCATCGAGCGAATAAACGGTGCAACGATCTCGCCACGTTCTATAGCGTTGATGTAATTGCTGAGCATATCCGAACGAAACCTGCCAGCCATGACATTACCCTGCACATCATGACGCAGATAGCCGCTCACCACATCGCCGATGCCGGTCGCGTCATGCGCGCCCCTGCCAGAATACCTATCCAGTCGCCTGTCGTACTTCTCGACCATCACCGGCCAGGCTTCGCGCTGGGTGCGCTCGCAGGCAACGACGCGCATAGGGATTATATCAGTTCTCAGCGTCACAATCCACGTCCAATCCTGCGAACGCGCCCAGTCTGCGCCAGTGGCGTAGTTAGCGCCGTCCGCTGGCGGCTCAGCCTCGATGTACTCGCGTGGCGCGCCCTCAAACTCGCCCAGGGTTTTGTCGAACATCGCCGTCACCTTTTCGGGCAGGATCGCCCGCGCTTCTGGCGACGGCTCTTGCCCCTCGTATTCAGTGTTCCACATGGCCGCCGTCACCTCCTGTCGCTTACGGTCGATCTCAGTCTGCGCCAGCCAACCAACAGGCGCGGCGCTGGTCTCCCGATAACACCAGGTCGCCAGATTCCAACCCTTATCTTTGGCGCGCCTGAGCACCTCAGTAAACGTACCATCGGCGTGCTGGTGGGTACTGCTCATGACGGTATGGGCCGGAATGGTTGGCGTCCCCATCGGCTGCCCAAGACTGGCGTCCAATATATCGAGTGCCATTTCGTCACACTCGTCAAGTCTAAGCCTCTGTGGATGACTGCCTCTCACGCTGGCCTGGCTCGCCATCAATGCCTGGATACGCGCCCCATTGTTCAGTTTCATCTCCCGCAGACTTGGGTCAGACGCCAGCAAATGGCGCGGCGCATCCCGGTAATTCCAGAAGGCGCGCATGTGATCATGTACGCGCTTCGACTGTTCGCCCGATCCCCCCAAGACGTTTACCGAAGCACCCAGGGTAGCCGCCTCGGTTATGCCCAGGAGCGCCAACAAGAATGACTTGCCACCGAAGCCACGCGAGGCTTTCCAGACCGAAACAGGGGAGCGGGCGAAATAGGCATCACAGAAGGCGCGCCATGGGGTTGTGTGATCCGGGCATGTCTGCACATCCGGGATCGTCACTCCAAACGCCAGGCGCACAAAATCGCGCAGGGTTTCCTCGCACGTGATAGGCAACTTGAAATCATGGGCTATCGCCATCGTGTACAATTACCCTTACAATATCCTTGAGCTGTTCGCCGTCTTTGCCGGTCAGTTCGATCTTGTCCGGCACTTTCCCGTAAGCGACTTCCAGGGCGGCACGCTGCTTCTGGAAATTGGGGGAGGTCAGCCAATCGCGCAAGATTATCTCGACGCGACTCATTTTTATCGAGCCATCTTTAGACGTGACGGCCTCGTTGGCAAGTAGCTTGCCAAGCTCACGGAGCGCGTCAAAATCTTTGGGGCGACCCTTGCGGTTAATGCGAACGTCGCCTTTCTGAAAAGTGCCCGGCTTGCGCGGTTTTTCTTCTTCAATCATCCTGTTTCGTCCAGTACTACAGGCTTTTCACCAACTCATCAAAAAGTCCGGTTTGACGCGGCGTCAGTGCCGCGAATTCATCTCGAAAAAAGTCCTTCTTGGTTTTGCCCTGGCGCTTGCCCACAAAAGTGTGAACGTCATAAGCGTAATCCGGGATTTCTTCGGGCTGGTTACGCGCCTCGGTTATAGCCGCTTCAATGTCTACGTCACTGATATTCTTCTGGTCATAGACCAGATTTGTAAGATGATCGGCATCGCGGCACTTGCGCGCCATGGCCAGCAGGATTGCAGCCTTTGCCAAAAAAATACGCCCACTGTCTTTCTTATGAGCGTCGATCACTTTCCAAGAACGATAGAGCGCCTCGATCTCCGCCGTAATCAACCCCCAACAGTCCTCCGCCGAGACAGTCAACAGCCTGCGCCAGGCATAAGCGGTATAACCACTCTCGAAAAGCTCAATCGCCCAATATCCAGCTAACTTCGCGTCGGCGCGCCGGATTGCTTTCTGCAAAGCAGAAGCGACCTCCATCAAATCGTATCCTCTTTTGGTAGTGTATTTCATGGTTTCACCTCCAAAAGAGATTCTAGCATACCGAGTGCCTACATGACGAGCGAGATTCAAACGAATTATTCCTTTATCGTGATGGTTTGCTTGCGCGGAACGTCGATCTTCAAGTATCGAGTTTGGTTTCTGTCCGAAAGACAGACGTACTTTTTCCATTTTCTCAGAATGCCATCTATTTCAGAATTATCTCGCCCAGCGGAGCGGTTAGCACTATTGCCGCCGGTTGCCCCGAAACGTTGATGAACAAAGGCAAAACGGCTCTCCTGGAATACAATCCTATAATGCAAAAGTGACTGAAGACAATAGTCAATGTCCGCTCGCAACAGATTGGCGGAATAGCGCATTCTCGGATCACGCCCGATAAAACCGATTGCGCCGCCGAACCACATATTGAGAAGGAACGGATCGGATGGTTTATACTTTCTTACATCCCAGTATTGCGCAAAGCCAAACAGATGCAAGCCCAGATCACAGGTAATATTAGCCGCGTTTCCAATAACTTGCATTATCGTGGCAGGATCAGCTATCCGATAACCGGTCAGTCCAGTATGACACCAAACATGCGTCACGTCATCGTCTACCATGAAAATAATATCATCCGAGAAATTGTCAAGAATCCACTGGCGAATGGGACCTATCCCAATAACACTATCAGGATGAGTGACCAGATTTTGCCCAAACGCCGAATAGTCATCTC